TATGTTCATAGCAGGACACTCCCTATTGCGTTTTAGCCTATGTTATATGAAGTGCCGACTTATTTAGCACAAAACTTGAATTGAAACGATAAACAGAAAAACAAAAACAAAAAAAGCGATGGAAGAATATAAAAAAATACCTAATAAAAAGGTTTCAGATTTTGGGAAAAGATTGAGAGATAAATCCAAAATAGAAGACCGTGAGTTTATAAAAAAACAACAAATATCTTTAATTAAAGCAAAAAAAATAATAGTAAGATGAAAACAGCAGTAGATTGGTTAATTGAACAATTAACTCCTTCAATATCGTTGCAACAAAAACATATTGATAAATTAAAAGAAAAAGCAAAAGAAATAGAACAGTTACAATTTAATAAAATGACAGAGGCATTTATAAAAAACAGAGAACAAACAAGACCATTAGTATTTGAAAATGGTTTTTTTGCTGGATTTGAATATGCTTTAAAAAGTTCAGAAGATTATTACGAGAAACTTGAAAAAACAAAATTTGCAGATGATGACTTCACAAAAGATTACCTGCAAGAAAAAAGTAATGAAATTTATAATGAAAAATTTAACAAATAAATAAAATGGCAGACGAAAGAGATTTAAAACACTTTGCTGAAATAGCAAACGAAAACAAACCAAAATTCAAGTTTGAAAATTCAATGCAACTTGCTTTGGTTTTAGATGTGAAACACAATGAACTGATGAAGTTTTATTGGTATTTAGAAAATCAAATAGTTAAAAGAAGGCATTTGATTAGATGCTGTTTAGTTGTTACTGATGAGGGAAACGACTTTATAAAAGATATGTCAGATGCTTTTATACTTGCTGCATTTGTTCATTTTGGTAAAAAGAATAGTTTAACCATAAATGATTTTTAAAAGTGCGGTGGCTTTTTTCTTTTTGTTTTTCCTTCACGGAACTTCAATTGGAAACAGTCAGCAAGGCATTTCATATAACGGTTTGCATATACGAAGGCAGGGGTTAGAATTACTAAACTTTCAATTAAAAACAGATGACAAATAGAAACACAAACGCTGAAATTTTGCACAGAAGCCCTGCTTTTGTATATGCATTGTTGCCAGCAGTACTTTTAATTTTTACGATATGAATGTATTATCTTTATTCGATGGTATGAGTTGCGGACAAATTGCACTTGATAATTTAGGTATCAAAGTAGATAACTATTTTGCAAGTGAAATTAAAAAACACGCAATACAATGCACAAAAGACAATTTTCCAAATACTAAACATATCGGAGATGTAACAAAAGTGAAAGGCCAAGATTTACCAAAAATAGATTTATTGATTGGAGGAAGTCCTTGTCAAGATTTTAGTAGAGCAAATAGTGTAAGAGATGGTTTAAAAGGAATGAAATCAATGTTATTTTATGAATACATTAGGTTACTTGAAGAAACTAAACCAACTTATTATTTACTTGAAAATGTAATAATGGACGATTTAGGATATAATACTATTTCTGATTTATTAGGAACTGAACCTGTACGATTAAATGGGGCAAGAGTTTCTGGAGCTTTAAGAGATAGATTGTTTTGGACTAATATTGGGCCTGAAAGTTTTGATTTGTTTGGAAACAGAAAATGTGCAATACCACAACCAAAAGACAAAAAAATAACATTAAATGATGTTTTAGAATATGGTTACTCTGACAAACAAAAACATACTTGTTTAAATACAAGTTGTGGCCGAGATGCAAATCAAAGATATATGCTTCATAGATATGCAACTACTGGAATGACAACTATAATTTATACAGATGAAACGATGGACGAAAGTAAAGGTGTAAGATATTGTACTCAAACTGAATTAGAAAAATTACACAATATACCTTTAGGATATACAAGAAACTTAAATAAGGCGCAAGCTGGCAACTTAATAGGCGATGGTTGGACTGTTGGAATAGTAGAACATATCTTCTCGTTTATGCGGTCTGTTTAGTATTGCTGGCAACTAATCTGTAAGAGCGATAAAACTAAATATTAAACTTTTAAAAATATGCAAGAAATAGAAATAATAAAAGATAAAATGGAAGCGTTAGCCCATCAAATTATAGCGGAACGCAATGGTTCTGTGGATAGCCAAACATTGCTATTAAAAACAATGTACAGCAATAACAAAAAAAGAAGGGAATTAGAAATTAAAGAATTAATGAAACAAAAATGAAACAGCAAACAAAACAAGAATTAACAGAAAAGATTTTAGAATTAGAGGGGTTATTAGCCCAATCAAAAGTATCGCTACAAAAAAATATTGATTATTTTGTAGAATTAACATCTAGCATAAGGGGAAAAATGGTTACAGCTAGTGAAAACAACCGATTATGCGCTAAACGCTGCAAGGCGCTAGAATTAACAATAAAGGAATTAGAAAGTAAGTTAAATAAGCCTAAAATTAACTTTATTAAGAATATTTGGAATAGATATGTTAGACCTAATAAATAAATACCTTTTAGACGGTGAATGGTTTTGGGATGAATCGCAGAAATATGATTTTAGAGAATTGTATTATGATTTATTTCAAGAATCATTTGGCCAATCTGCTAGGTGTTGGGATAAAGCAATTAATAAGGTAAGTAAACAAATTGAAATAAATAGTAAATTTGTATAATAATAAATTTTAATACGCCTTGATACGCTATGATACGAAAAATAATAATAACGACAGACGGTATATATTTTAAGAAAGTAAAATATGAGAATGTTAAACTTTCGGAGGTATTTATTACTCGCGATATGGCAGTTGATTGGATTGAAAAAACAAAAAACAATATAATACAAATATGTGCAGAAGGCGAAACAGTAACTCTTACGCCTGATGAATATTTGGAGTGCTGTTTTGTAAATAACGAAGACGAACAAATCGACTTGATTAATTACACTTTAAAAAGAATGCAAAATGAGCAAAAAAGATAAAATAATAACAATATGTTTAGTGGTAGTTTTGATAGCATTGAATTGTTGGGTAATATTTACTAACTTATAAAAATAAACTATATTTGTAATAATATGACACCAAAAGAACTAAAAGTCTTTCAATATATGTGCAAGCACGGCAAAGACGGGATGACAGGGATAGAAGTGTTTACTAGATACATTTATAAAGAGTTTTATAACCGTAAATTCAACGTAAGTGACCACCACAAAGCTATTTGGCAGAAATTACAAGATGTTGTAGACGGCAAATGTAACAGGCTTATAATAAATATTCAGCCACGATTAGGTAAAACAGAAATAGCCGTAAAAATGTTTATTGCTTACGGCCTTGCAATGAATCCTAAAAGCAAGTTTATACACTTATCTTATTCAGATGATTTAGCTTTAGAAAATAGCGAATTTGCAAGGGATTATGTTAAGTCAGAGGCTTTTCAATCTATTTTTCCAAGCGTAATTATTAAGAAAGATAGCGACAGTAAGAAAAAGTGGTACACAACCGAAAGTGGTGGTGTTTATGCTACTGCTGCGGGTGGTCAGGTAACGGGGTTTGGTGCGGGAATTGTGGAAACTAAAATAGACCATTTAGAGGGAGATGATTTTTTAGCTGCTATGGCTGCATTAGGCGAAAATCTATTTGGTGGTGCAATTATTATTGATGACCCGTTAAAGCCTGATGATGCTGATAGCGAAATTAACAGGGAAAGGGTTAACGCTAGATTTGATAGCACTATTAGTAACCGTATAAATAGCCGCAAAACACCAATTATTGTAATTATGCAGCGTTTGCACGAAAGAGATTTGTGTGGGCATTTACTAGCAGATGAAGGGTGGGAATTGCTTTGTTTGCCTAGTATAAAAGAAGACGGTGAAGCTATTTACCCGCATTATCAAACTAAAACCGAATTATTAAAAATTAGGGATAAAAACCCAATAATATTTGAACGTCAGTATATGCAAAACCCTAAACCAATAGAGGGAATGATGTACCAATCGCTGAAGACTTACGACACAATACCAATAACAACTAAAAGGGTTTATAAAAACTATACCGATACTGCCGATATGGGTAGCGATTACTTGTGTTCTATAAATTATATTGAAACAGAGATTGGTTGCTACATAACAGATGTATTATACACTAAACTAAGTATGGATTCAACTTGCGGAATGTTAGCTAAAATGTTATTAGCTTTTGACAGCAAAGGAAATCAGAAAATAGCACGAATTGAATCAAACAATGGTGGTAGAATATTTGCAACAAACGTAGAACGCGATTTAAGGCTATTAGGTGACGGCAAAACTAAAATAACGTGGTTTCATCAAATGGGCAATAAACAAGCCCGTATAGCGAACGCTAGGTATGAAGTAAGCAATTTAATTTACTTTCCTACAGGTTGGGAACACAAGTTTCCTAATTTTTACCTTCATGTAACAAGCCACAGGGCTGAAGGGCAAAAGAATCAAGATGATGCTGCGGATGCTTTAACGGGAATGATAGAGGATATGAGTAAAAAAATAGGTAAAATAATGGCGTGGTCGCTGAATTAATGGTATCAATAACGATAAATAAAAAGACTTACAAAGGTTGTGAAAATTGGGGCGAAATGCCTTGCAGTTTAGCTTCGGCTATTTTTAGTGTACCAATGCCCGAAACGCTGAAAGAATACTACAAAGTATCTATAAGCGGTGATGAAGCATTAATAAATAAATATTTGTTAAATATTCCCGATACCGACCAATTTAAAACATTTCCTGAATATTACGGCAAAATAATACAGTTAATGTACGGTATGTCAGATAAAGAAGTTGATAAAATACCTGTATTAAAAAGATGCTTGATTTACGAAAAATACTGTATGGTTTTTGTGTTAGGACTTCATTGGTCGCCTAATATGGAACATATTGATATTACCGAAATAGAATGTGACGGTGAAACGCTTATTATTCCCAAAGAAAGGATTGTTTTAGGCGTAAATGTACCTTGTCCTGATGAAAATACAGAAACATTTGCAGAGGCGGCTGATTTAGCATTAAATTACGATAGATTCAAAGGCGGCAAGTATGAAGTAGCCCCAAACCTTATTTCTATATTTTGCAGACCAAAAGGCGAAGTTTATAATTCAGTAAAATCGCTAGAACGGGCTGAAAAGCTAAAAGACGTAAAAATGGACGTAGTTTGGGAGGTTTTTTTTTGCTTGAACGAATTTTTACTCATGCGAGAAGTACGCGACCTCACATTTTTAATAAATCAGGCGGAATCAAAGAAAAAATGGCAGCACAGACTTCGGGCATTTCTTCGTTTGGGTGGTACGGAACAATATTAGATTTGTCTAAAGAATATAAAAGTATAGAATATATAAAACTTTTAAATATGTGGGATTTTATGGATATACTTAATAGAGAACAAGCTAATAACCAATACAAAGAATTGTTATCTAAATAATGGCAGACGATAAAATAATATTAGACGGCCTTCAAGATATAGTTGACATCATAGTAAACGAAGGCAAGGCTAGATTAATACAGCAAGGACACGTTGCTTTTGGTGAAGGTATAAATTCGCTCGATACAATAGTTTTTAAGACCGTAGACGCATTTGTAGGGCAAGTTTATGGTAAGGGTTACTTGCTGTCGCAAGATGCGGGTATAAGACCTGAAAACTACGCTAAAACAAATAGCAATAAAGGCTTAATAAAAAGATTAACAGATTGGATTAGGCAAAAGAATATTGTTATTGCAATGGTCAAGAAAAATGGGAAGCCGTTGTCACCTAGTAGGCAAACAGCAAAGAATTTAGCTTACGCCATAGTAAAAACACACAAATTAGTTGGAATGCACAGTTATAATAAGCAGCGCGACACCTCTAAGCAAGGTTGGTTAACAGATACAGTTACTGCTAATCAGGCCGAAATAAGGGCAATAATAGAAAGTGTAGGCTTTAAATATTTTGATAGTATAATAGAAAGTGCTGTAAAAGAATTTAACAGAAACAATAAATAAGTGTTAGTTTTGTATTAATTATGGCGATAACTTCATTACTTAGCCCAAGTATTCCTGTTTCATCTAAAACCCCAATAATATTTAGGGTTACATCTAATTCAACAGATATTACAACCCAAATTCAATTAAAAGTACGTTACCGCAGAAACCAAGATGAATTTTATAAGTTAGCTGCTACACAAATACAATCAAAAGTACCATTTACAAATTATTTTGAATTTAATATTGCTTCGGTATGCGATAAATTATTAACATCTGATTATAAAGAAGGCTCTATAGAAGTGGGAACAAACGCAGAAAATTCAGCAATAAACGTAATTGTAGATTTTACTGAATATTATCCTTCATCAGCATTTGTAGCAGTTGATACTTTAAAGATAGAAGGTTTTATTGTGCAAAATACAGATTTGTACTTTACCGAAACACAAAGCATAGCAATAGGTTCACAATGGTATCTTAGTGGGGCATCTACAACTAATAAGTTTTTAACCGATTCGCCCGCAAGCCAATATTTAAGAGCAAACGAAAGAATCCAATTAGATTTTTTAACAGCTAATACTGCACATAGGATAAGAATAAGGGAATATAAAATAAACGGTAGTACATCAACCGCTAGTATAAATATGGCAACTTCCTCTTATTCTGAATATCTTTGGAATTGGCAAGTTAACCAAAATGAAGTTGTTACTATTGTCCCAAGAAACACAACTAACGAAGGGCTTATTACCACTATTGGTGCAGGAGGAACTTACAAGTACATTAGCGATGATAATGTAATGTGGGGTTCTATTTTGCAAATTAAAGATGAAACAGTAGATATTGTATTACCGATAACGCCTGTATTAGCTTCTACTATAGATATAAGAATGCGAAGTGCTACGGGTACTGCGTCTTATGATATTTATTATTTTTATGGTGGTATATGGAATAGTTCAGGGCTAGCAACAGGTAGCCTAACAACGGCATTTAGTACATTTAACCAAGCACTTCCCGCCACAGCAACATCCGTAAGAATAAGGGTATTTACCCAAAATGTTTATATAGCTTGGGCTAAGGTAAATTATACCGATAATAAAATAATATTTAAACGTGGTCAATTTACATTAGGCACATCTTATATTAATACAGATACCAAAAAATTAGAGATATGGCTTGAAAGAACTTCGCCTTCAACAGAGCAAATATCGGAAACTAAAACATTTGTAATAGACAATACACCAACCGTACAAGATACCACACGGTTTGCAGTTAAGAATAAACGTGGTGGGTTTGACCATTTTACTTATACCGAAGGTCATTCAGAAATCCTTACAGCCGAAAAAACAAGAAGTCGCAGAGAATTACCAAATACTTTTACAACTAAAGATAGGGGATTAACAGTAGATAAAGTAGTTTCTGAAAAGATATTTACTTGCTATTCTAGATATATAGAAGAAGCGGAATTGCAATGGTGGGCTACTATTATAGAAAGTGATGAAGTGTATGTAATAGTAAATGATGTTCGTTATGCAGTAGATATAGTTACAGATTCAGTAATTAGCTACACACATACCGATTTAGTGCAACTTAAAATAGATTGGACTTATGCCGTTACGAGATGATAGCAGGAATTTATAATAATGTACAAATTGACGTTACGGGGAAAATTATTGCAGTTGGTAATCAAGATTATGCCCTCGTATCAGATTTGACTGAATTATCCCAAACAACAGAAGATGAAATAATAGCATATTCATCAGGAGGTCAAGAAAATGCAACAGAATTAGTATCAAATTACAATATAGTAGAAACAGTAAACGCAAGTGGGGATAGTTGTAAATTAGATGCAGCAGTTATCAATAATGTAAGAGAGGTATTTAATGCTACATTAACAGATATGAGTTTATATCCTGCCGATGGAGAAACTTTTGTTAATGCGAGTACAAGTTTAGGTGCTAATATACCAATAACATTAG